ACATTCTGTAATTCCGCCGCTGAACTCTGCATAATCAAGTCCTAACACAATGGTTCTTTTATAGGCACTGCTCACTTCCAAATCCCTCCATTTCTTTCATAGATGTCACGACCTGTTGACTTGAAAAGTATTTCGATTCGTAATTTTCGACTGTTCCGGACCTTAATTCATCTTGGTAAATATCAATCATCTTTACGACTTTTGATGGGCTGCTTAACCAAAATTCATGCTCAGACATTTGCATCTTTACACAATAGATGTAAAAAAACATGTCAAAATCAATTAGCAATCTCTCGATTTTGATTTTGCCAGCCCCATCAATATCTGAGCCATTATTTTTTTTGATACGGCTTCCTCTGTTTCCTGATCCATGATCCCGGCAGATTCAGTGTAATCGTGAATGATCCCTTCGAGGTCTGCTGGATTAATTGATAATGCTAATGCGTTTGCTTCTTCCAACGTAAATTCTGGATCGTTAGCTTTGATTCCGGAATATATGACAATTGCTCCAAATTCTTCAATCGGAATATCTGATACGGTCTTGTTTTTTTCTGCAAGTGCTTCCATCATATAGCGCATTGCCTTAACATTAAATGTTGCCAGCATAGTCCTGTCATTGAATGTTATTTCAACTTCATTCGCTGGCCTAACAGCTATTTTTTTCATTTTACCCCCTCCATTTTAATAAAGCCCTTGATTCTTCTATTGGTTTCAAGGGCTTTGATTATCGTGACATTATTTAAGGTGTTTTTGCCGGATATGTTACGGGACCTGTTGCAAAAAAGACGGTTGCTTGCGCGGCTGAATAATCAGAATCAGCGGTGTCCCCATAGAAACGAATCTGTTTATCAGATTCTCTTGGTATAAAGTTTATAGTCACAGAATCCGTTGAAAAGTTTATGTTATCTGTCGACTGCTGAATTGTCTGGTTGGCTGGCTGAGCTCTCCCCTTTAATAACCATACCTGTTCTTTTGTATTCCCTGTTTGCTCGACCTCATATCCTAGCGCTATGTATGGAGGTTCATCACCATCTTTCTCAATTACTATCCCGTCAATCTTGGTATTGCCCATGATTTCCGCCCTGGTTTCTGTAAAAAGTTTGTTAATGTCTATCGCAACTGCAAGACCTTTTAATTTAGGTAAATCCTCTTCTTTGCTTCCCTCGCCATACAATACCCCTGTAGTAACCTGTGGTGTAATCTGTACCTGCATGGCTTTCCCGAATTGTTTAACCGGTCCATATGTAGTACCTTCTTCAGTATCTGTTAATATCAAGGCATACACTGGCCTAGCGATATTAATCCGGTTCGACTTCTTAGACGACATCTGTATCCTCCTTTATATGCTTAAAATTAAGATTACCTCTCCACATTTTCCCGTTTGTATCGTAAGAAATTGTGACTCTTGGAAAGGTGTTATACTTTATATTGATAAGGGCTTTTTTCATAATACCCGTTTGAATGTTTATGTCCTGTCTGTTCTTACCCCATATATCAATTTCAAAGGTTTCTGATTCTTCCGTTACCTCTCCACTCCCCGAAAGCTCCGGGTCCTCATATGGCTTGTACCATGTAGCATAACCGGTTTTAATAACTGGGTCTGAAAGTTCTTGCACGGGGATATGTAAAGTGGTTTCAATGATTTGCTTAATATCCATTATTGCACCACCTTTTTCATCATTTCATGAAGAGCAGATTCAATATCACTTTCGGAAGCTTGCACAGCGCGTTCAATGAATTTTAATCCTGGTACAAATGTTCTTCCATCTCTGGCTATATGCCCATCATTGAGTTGCTGCCATTTGTATCCGGTGTACTTTCCGCCTCTTACGCTGACATATAGGCTTCCTTGCTTATTTTTCTTTACAGTGAAGCTAACATCATCTTTTACGTGCACATAAGGCCTTGATCCATCGTAATTCTTTGGTTCAATATCAAGCCTTGATTCAATACCTGACCTATGCAAATATCTGATAACATTCTTTTTAATCGCTGACCCTGTCTTACTTAAAACCTTTCGTTCTTCCGCTTGCATTTCCTTTGGTAGGTCTTTAAGCATCTGGTCAATATAAGAGATCTCTTCCATGTAATCAATTGCAACTCTCATATACTCACCCCACCGTCATCGATAATGTTGATTCATCTTTTTGGAACGTTCTCAAAATGTTGTATCTGGCTCCTTTGTATACCACCTGCTGCGGATTAACCAGTTCTTCATCTTTAAGAATTGACGCATTTTCAAAATCATCAGGATCAATCTCTAAAGAGAGTTTAGGAGATAACCCAACGGCATAAGCCTGATAAAATTCACTTCTGGTGCAAGATGCCTTTTTACAAAACACTTCTTTTTCAGCCGGATCAACTTCACTTCCATCAGCGGTGAGCGTAACCAGTATACAAACTTCATTCCTCATGGTGTTACCTCCTCTCCTTTGTATTCGCTGGCAAGTGACATAGCTATATTGGTCGCTTCATAGGATTGCCTGTACCTGTCAGCCTCGCCGTTATAGTTCATCTGCCACCTTAGATATAGTCTTAGAGCAGCCAAAGAAAGCATATCCCCGGATGGTATGGTGTTAACTCCGCTCATACTCAAATCCGTAAGATACGCTTCTTTCAGCATTTCTAATTCATCATCCAGTTTTGTGTGGCTGATTCTAACCATACTGCGCATATCTTCTTTTGATACGGTTATGGTCAGCATATAACAACTCCTTTATTAAGCAGGCTTCTTCTTTGTTACAGTTACCAGGGAATTCTTATCAATGGTTTTACCATCACAGATCATAACAGCCTTAGTCACCTGATCCTCAGTATCATTGTCCTCGTATGACTTAATGGTCATGTTATAGTTCGTATTGAACATATAATCGGACCAGTCAAATAAGAATGCAACCACTGTATCAGATGTAATCGTAGCTCCAAGGCTTGTCATATAATCATTCAAAACCACGCGCCTACCAAGCAATGATCTTTCCGGCTGCCCGTTGATTCCGTAGTTTACCCTGGCGATCGGTTGCTTATTGCTATCAACCATTCCAATAAACTTCATGAATGTTTTCTTTGTCATGTTCCAAACGGCGCCGTTTTCATATGCCAGAGGAAGCGCGGCTTCTGCATCAACAAGCGTCTGATATGTAGGATCATTCGCCGCTGCGATTTCGATGTTCTGATCGGTTTCAACAGTTTCGGTTAATACACCTTTCGGCTGACCGGTTCCTGTACCAGAGATAAAAGCAATTTCTTGGGCCTTTACCATTGCCTCTGATACATTGTTTACAAACGTTGTTTCAAATACCTGCAGAGACATTACAGAGGTTTCAAGCGTCATTGAAATTGCACATCTCAGTTTATAACCTTTAATATCAATCTGTCCGGTTGTCTTTTTCTGTTTATCAGAGGTGGCACCCTCAGCTACCCATGTTGCTACAGGCTTTACGGCTGATGTCGGGACCGTTGCCCCAGCTGCGAAAGTAGTTCTTGTAACAAGCGGAAGAATCATTCCAATGGATTCCATTTTTTCAACGATTCGGTTGATAACAGTAGGAGATATTACGGCTCCTACGTCCGTTGTCTTAGTTGTGGTAGATGCATTCCTGAACTTATCCGGAATAGCCTTTCCACCGACAACATAATTCATAAATGATTTTCTGTATTCCACTGAATCATAAATGTCATCCTGATTTGATTCTGCAGCAGGAGTAACAGACTGGACAGTTCCGGCACCGGAAAAATTAATGATCTGTGGAGCCGACCCTAACGCCTTAAGATTTGCTTCTGCCTTTGCTTCATTTTCAAACTGTAGGTCAAGATTCTTGATATCTTCCATCTTCACATTTGCATCTTCGATTTTTCCGGAATTGATTAATTCCTGTGCTTCGTTGCACATTGCTTCTCTCTTTGCTAAATATTCATCTTTTCTCATCCTTAAATATCTCCTTTCAAATTAAGCAACTTTAACATTGCCTCTGCTTTCTGCTTTTCTGCATTATCATCATTAAAAAAATCCGTGGCATTATTGCCCGGACCTTTAATGAGGTTTCTTAATTTTTCAATTGTTTCTGGCGGAATTCCACCGATAGAGTTTGTTAGTGGTATACGGCTGTCTTGGAACATTACCTTATTGACAAACCCATAATCAACCGCCTGTTGCGCATTCAGCCATGTTTCTCTGTCCATCATTTCAAGCAATTCATCTTTTGTCATGCCTGTTTTATCCACATAAGCATTTACAATGGATTCATCGGCAGCCCTAAGGACCTCTCCTTGATGCTCCATGGCTCTATGGTTTCCACTGGCGCGGCTTGATACCTTATGTATCATAAACATGGCCGTTGGGCTTATCTCTGATTCTCCCGCCTGTGCTATGACCGATGCTGCTGATCCAGCAAGCCCCACAATACGGATTTTTTTATTTCCATTGTAAGACCGCAAAGCCGTATAAATTTCTGATCCAGCAAAAATTTCACCTCCGGGGCTATTAATTTCAACCTCAATTTCTTCTCCGTTTGCTTCTGCAATTTGTTTTGCTATGGATTGTGGAGATGTGTGTTCAATTCCAAGCCATTCATAAATCCAGGCATTACTATTACCTACGATCTCGCCTTTCACATTAATCTTTTTCGGCACGCTTCTCACCACCTTTCAGTAAGGCGTAGATTGCCGCCTTTGTCTCTGCTATGTTATCAAGTTGCATATTAGATAAAAGGTTTGTGACCTTATCTACTGTTTGAGTGTCCAGCCTACGGAGTGGTTTATCACCATCTGCAACAGGGCTTAGATTAAATGTTTCACGCCATTCGTTTGGAGTAAGTGCTCCACGGTCCACCATGGCTTGTAATGCCAACTTAGTGGAAAGGCTAGCGCATTGTAGATTTGAAGCATCAAAGTATATACTGTTTCCAAATCCACGCTCACGACGATTAAATAGCTTTCGTGTGTATTCGTTTGAAAGCTGCAGAGCAATAGGCTCAATCACGCTCTCGAAATAGCTGTTCCACTCATTTTCTGAGTACGTTGAGTGAACAATTTTTTCATTGGTATTAAAAAAAGCATATAACCTATCTATGGTGTTGCTCATCTGCATGGCATTAGGCACATAGTCCTTGGGCTCAATCCTTACAACATCGGCTTTTGCGTCAGCACCCGCCGCACCGAATGTTTTACTTGAAACACTCAAATAATTATCAACAAACTGCTGTACATTTTCTTTCAAGTCCTCTGGGCGCATAGGAGTGCTATATTTCAACAACCACCGGATCGCCCCGCTGTTTTTGATTGCGTTGATGATTCCTTGGTCCGTAGTCGCTAAAACGTCCATGACCTGTTTTAATGATTTTTCTGGCGATTCTCCAAAGATATCGTTATCGTTAAAATCGTTTCGCAAATGAATTATTTCAGTATATGGAAATGTTAATGTGTTTCCATTTAAGAAATAAAATTTCAAATGCAAATCGGTGCCATAATATTTAGCTTCTACCCCGGCTGCTGGTATTGGGTACAACTGCTGTGGTAATCCATTTTCGTCCTTTACAATCAAGATAAAAGCATTATTGTTTAAGGCTAATTGTGTTGCCACTTTTTCTTGCATTACCTGCCCTGACATTAAAGGGTTTGGTTCTTCCAATAAAAAACGCATATACGCATCTGGATTAGTAGTTATCGATCCATTAAAATTCCGTATATGCTTTGCTTTAAGTTTACCTATTGATTTAGCATATGGCCTTATGCAAGAACGGATAATATCAGACTGAAACAACTGACCATTCCATGCATAAAATCCGTTCCCCTGTTCCGTAATCATTTTAAATGCTGATTGCATTGCAACGTTATTAAGTACCATTTTGATTTTTGCTCCGATTCCCAAGTTTAACCTCCTTCCTATATCAGACTTTGATATTCCATCATTTTATCCTGCAATACCTTGTAACCATCAATGAGTGCCAATGCTCCATCAATACGATTACGTGAATCGTTCCCCTTAACTGGTTGAATATTTCCATTTATATCAGTTTTAACAATTGTGTTATACAGGCACCACTTGTCAACGGGATTATCATTATAAACAATGTTTTTAGCCTGTAAATCTGCTTTCAAGTCTTTCATGGGCTGACTCAATGTAAACACACCTTGCCTAACTGGTATCATTGATTTCTCTCCAAACTCATTTTTAAATTCCTGTAAAAGGGAATCGTCTATATGCCATGGGTCATATCCTATGTATAAAATGAAAATATCCTCTTCGTCTCTCAGTTCACAAAACCAATCAAGCATAACCCTTTTGTTGACTTTGTTACCTTCCGTAGTTCTTAGGAATCCCTTATCCTTCCAGTGCTGGTACGGCACATTATCTCTGCCTTTTCTATCTCCCTCTAATTCCTGCCTGTCTAGCACTTCTTGTGGTATCCAGTACATTTGTTTAATGTAAATCCTGTTATCTCCTCGCTTCATACAGAGTGCTTTCGCTGCGTTCAGGTCAACAGAATCGGCCGCGTCCATTCCGCCTATAGCATAACG